TCACAATCGCGGACAATACGAACCGAACTATTAGTGACATGAGGGACTCTCTAAGGTTTAAAATGTTCGAACAACCCGTCATCATTGATGGATCTTCGAAGTCTATTCAAGGAATGAAAATTGCGCCGAACGCTTTGGTCGACATTAAGAGTGACCCTACATCGTCCATTGGAGGCGCTGGAGGAAGACAGGCTCAAGTCACTACAATCTCCGGAAACTTCAACTTCCTACCTACGGCTCAATACTATTTAGACGGAGCTAAAAAAGCCATGTATGAACTCATGGACCAACCACTTCCCGAAAAAGTACAAGACGCGCCGTCTGGGATTGCGATGCAATATCTATTCTATGACCTAATGAGTAAATGTGACGACAAGTGGGCCGAGTGGGATGACGCTATCGAATGGCTTATTGAACTATTAGAAGAGATCCTTAGCAAGGTAGGAGTAGACCTAGGAGTTCTACCACAAGACATTCAATCAAGTTACCAAACACTTACGACACTAACAATTGACCACCGTTATCCATTACCAAGCGACGAACTGTCTGCTAAACAAACGGCACTTACTGAAGTACAGACAAATGTTCGAAGTCACCAATCTTACATTGAAGAGTTCAGTAAGAAGGAAAAAGCTGACAAAGAGTGGGAACGTGTATTGCAGGAACTTGCGCAGTTGGATGAAATTTCTGCTGGCGCCTTACCTGTATTAGCTGAAGAATTAAACGAACAAGGAGAACCATACGATGAGGCACAACAAGAAGAAACAATTGAAGAACCAAGTACGCCAGAACAACAAGAGCAACAAGCCCAAGATCGAATCTAAAACGGTCTTTGACGTAAACTGCGATCATTGTGAACATAAGTTCGAACTATCGTCCAAGCAAATTGTCTCCAAACATATCGAAAAGGGCGTCGAGTGGAGATTCTTTGAATGTCCTAAGTGTCATTATAGGTTCACTACTTATGTCGGCGATAAAGAGGTCGAAAAACTTATTCGATTTAGAAATGAATGTCGAACTAAGATGAAAAAGGAATTAGCTAAAGGCGCAGCAATGAACCAAAACCTTTACCACGATTTTCGAATGAAGGACGAGAACGCCGGGCATAAGATTTCAGGCCTTACCGCAAAATTGAAAAAGGAGCTGAACATTGAGCAAAGAGAAAAAGAATGGGTATCTCAGTAGCTGGGAAAAAGCTATCCACGAGACCAACATTAAATTGACCCTTGAACAGGAGAAGGCTATCCTAAAAGCGTTCAACGACGCAGGGGTCGATCTAATTGAAAAGATTAAAAAGTCGCGTAATGGGTACCTACCTAAACGCATCTATAAAGACTACGCCTATGACCTACATAAGGTGATGGTTCATGTTATGCACGAATACTCCGAAAAAGCTGCTGAAAATGCCGTGGACGGACAGGTTCTACATTTACTGAACATTTTAGGAGGAGATGGAAATGCTACTGCTAAGGACTTTGAAAAGGACGTTCGTTCGGCGTCATTGGTTTTTAGTCGTAGGGCCGCTGAAGCCGTTACTAAGGGAGAGATCTACAAAGACGGAAAGAACTTGTCTAAACGTGTATGGTCAAACGCAGCACGCGCAGGAAATGACGTTCAACAAATCGTCACGCAAGGTCTTGCTAGTGGTATGTCTGCGGTCGACATGGCTAAGATGTTGGAACAGTACATAGATCCAAAAGCCCGGAAAGAGTGGGACTTCGAACAAATCGCCGAAAAGTTGGGTCGAACTACTGCGCGCAAGTATGAAAATTTAGAGTACAATGCTCTAAGACTTGCAAGAACAACCATTAGTCATTCAGCTACCGCAGGAGTTCGACAATGGGGAAAAGTGAACCCTTACGCCAGAAAAGTTCAATGGCATTCGGTACACGCGCCAGGTCGAACTTGTCAGGCCTGTCGCGATTTAGATGGTGAAGTTTTTCCTGTTGAAGAATGTCCGTTCGATCATCCCAATGGTATGTGTTACCAAACTATATGGTACGAAGATTCATTGGAAGAAATCGCCGACGAGTTGCGCGGATGGATTGATGGAGAACCGAACGATGTTTTAGACGCATGGTATGATGATCTAAACGCAGGTAAGGTTGAAAAATACAGTGACCTGGATTTTGTTAAAAGTTATTAAGATATCGTTTTCGAACGGTATCTTTTTCTCTATAATTAGTCTACAGGTAGCTTTCGTTCGAAATATAGTAAAAAAGGTTCGATTCTGTTATAATAATACATGAAAAAGGGATCCTGTCACCTTACGACTTGAACTTGGTTTCACTGTTCCAATTCAAAACAGAAGATTCAGCCGGAGGGCGTAAACTCAAGGAGGATATCAAATGGCTTATCATTTAGAAGACCTTTTAAAAGGTTTGGATGAACCAACGATCAAAAACGTCACAGAGCATGTGAAAGCTAAAGCAAAAGAATTGGACGCAAAATTGTTCATTGATGGGGATGGTCAACATTATGTACCGCACGCACGATTCGATGAAGTTGTTCAACAACGAGACCAAGCGAACAATTCGATTGAAGGCTACAAGAAGGAAGTAGCTACATTGTCCAAGCAGGTCGAAGATGGTAGTGATGCGCAGGCTACGATTCAAAACCTACAAAGTCAATTAGAGAACCAAACTCAAATAGCTAAAAGTGCTTCAGTTATTTCGGCTCTACATCCTTTGATCACTGATTCCATTGCTCCCGCAGTGGACATTCTTGGATTTATGAACCTGGACGATATCACAGTCGACGACAAAGGTAACGTCAAAGGTTTAGAAGACCAATTAAAGTCTTTGCGTGAGTCTCGTAAATACTTATTCAAAGAAAATCCTAAAGACGAGGAAAACCCTAACCCTGAATCTTCTCACAAAGGAGCTTCCGGGACAGGGAACCCAGGTAACTCAGGTCGCATAGGCGCAGGAGTTCCCGAACCGCGTGAAGTAGGATCCTTTGGTAAGCAACTCGCTGAATCATTAGCTCAATCACAAAGTGCTACTGGTCAGCAACAAGCTACATTCTTTAAATAATAGGAGGAAAAGGCTATGCCTAATGTACGAGTTAAGAAAACTGATTTCAATCAAACTACTCGAAGCGTTGTCGCAATCCCAGACCATTATGTCGCCCTAAGCGCTCAAATCCCTGCTACTGCCGCTACTGACGTAGGTGGTAAGAAGTATATTTTAGCTGGAACATGCGTGAAGAACGCCACTACACTAGACGGTCGCAAGACTGGACTTGAAGTGGTTCAAACTGGTGAACAATTTGATGGCGTTATCTTTGCGGATCAACGTGTTTACGACGGTGAAGATAAAGTCACTGTCACTGTTCTTGTTCATGGATTTGTTAAATACGCAGCTCTTCAAAAAGTTGCAGGCGCAGTTCCTGAAACTAAAAACCCAATGATTTTGGTAGTAAAATAGGAGGAAGTATTAGATGAATATTTATGATTACCTAAATGCGAGTGAGGTCGCAGCTTACATCCAAGCTCTACCTTCGAACGCTCTTCCATACCTTGGACCTTCACTTTTCCCTAATGCGCAACAAGCAGGGACTGACATTTCTTGGCTAAAAGGTGCTAATAACCTTCCAGTAACTATTCAACCTTCGAACTACGATGCTAAGGCAAGTATTCGCGAACGTGCTGGATTTAGCAAACAAGCTACTGAAATGGCGTTCTTCCGTGAATCAATGCGCTTGGGTGAAAAAGACCGTCAACAACTTCAATTGTTATTGACTCAAAGTCAAGGAATGGCTCAACCAATCATCACTCAGCTCTACAATGACACTAAAAATCTTGTCGACGGTGTAGAAGCGCAAGCCGAATACATGCGTATGCAGTTGCTTCAGTACGGTAAATTTACTGTTAAATCTACCAACAGTGAAGCTCAGTATACCTATGATTACAACATGGATGCTAAACAACAATACACCGCTGCGAAGAAATGGACTGACCGTACTACATCGGATCCTATCGCCGACATTTTGGCAGCTATGGACGACATGGAAAACCGTACAGGGGTTCGACCTACTCGTATGATTATGAACCGTAACACTTACAACAACATGACTAAGAGTGACTCAATTAAGAAAGCTCTTGCGATTGGTGTTCAAGGGTCATGGGAAAACTTCATGCTATTAGCCGCTGACGCTGAAAAGTTCATCGCTGAGAAGACTCAACTTCAAATCGCGGTGTACTCTAAAAAGATTGCACAATTTGCTGACGCCGACAAATTGCCTGACTCAGGTAACATCCGTCAGTTTAACTTGATCGATGATCACGTCGTTGTCCTACTTCCTCCAGATCCAGTTGGTCACACTTGGTACGGAACTACTCCAGAAGCGTTTGACCTCACATCAGGTGGAACAGACGCACAGGTTCAAGTCCTTTCA